CTGGGATGATATGTACCAAGACCCCGACCCTAATCTTTATGCCAGAGCTCGTATGCTGGCATTGTATGACCAAGGTATAACAGGCCTTAAATCTAAAGGTTATATTGATTGGTCTTTTGGATCTTTAATCCAAATCCCTTTTAAAGGTGGAAAATCTGCTGGATTCCTTCATGTTCTTCCTCTTCGGTATACAGCCGATGGGATTGAATATGTAAGGAAAGGAGTGGCTAATAAGGAGGATCATTTCCTTAGTTCTTGCCGCTACCTATCAGAGGTTATTTTGCAAATAGAGTATGAGATAGCGAGTAATCCCGCAGCTACTCCCTCATACCTATTGAAATTCTTTACACCCCCCATTTGTCGTCTCAATGTTAAGACTGAGACTAAGACTGATCGAGATTGTGTTACTGAACCTGTTGGAGAACCTGATCATGAAAAAACTCGTGTGTTCTTCATTGTCCCTGAATGGATGTATCTCATAACATTTAAATTATTTAAATGGTTTCATGATGTGCGCCAGAATGTTGGGACTAATTTTATAGGTTTCACTTGGGGTCACAATGGTTGTAAAAGAATGTTTGAGCATCTCAATTGGGCCAATAACCCTAACTGTGAAAGACGTGAGTGTGAATGTTTCTCTGGTGACATTTCTGGTAAAGATCAGAGTGCTCAGTGGGGAGAATTACTCATGTATATAGCTAATTGCTATTTGGTTATATATTGGGATGTTATGGAACCCAGCCAACGATTACTTATGCAGACGATGATTTTGTTCCTTACCCAACATACTGCCTCTCATATTGTTAGGTGGTATGGTGCTTGTTTTCGTTATGTTATTGGCTGTTTGTTCTCTGGGGATTTTAATACCTCTGACTTTAACACATTTCACATGGTTGTTTTGTGGTTTTCTTATCTACTTCATACTCTACCCAGAGAGAAGTGGCCCGTTGCTTTTAAAGACAGAGATTTATCCTTCGGTGCTCAGGGAGATGATTGTTTTGGTCAGATCCCGAAGGATTATAAACAATGGTTATCTGGGGAAGGTTTCTTTGCTTATATTAAGCAGAAACATAGGCAAAATTTGAAGGCGGGTTCTTTTAGATCTGCACCGTCTTTTTTGTCAACTGTTGATAGGGGAACAGGTCAAATCACTGGTGGTTCCAGGATTAAGTTTCTCCAAAGGTATTTTGTTCTTAATGAACAAACAGGGTGGCCTGAACCTTTTCGCCCTACCTTTGTTGTTATCAGCAAATTATTTGGGATTACTAAAGTAAGTACTCCAGGACTTTTTTGTAGTAAGTGTGTAGGGTTAGCCTATGATACTATGGGTACTAATCCTCACTGCTACAATTTGTTGTCCTATGCGTTTCATGCAGTTTCACGAGCATATGATCTTACTTTAGGTGATATAAAGAAGGCTATTGACGCAAGTCAAGACTCATTATTTAGGTCTTCTAGTTATAAATGGGGTATTCGAGTTTCTGCTGATGCCTTTCATGATTTCCCAACAATGCATAGGATCTATACATTATTTAATGCTGATCCTCCTACGCCTGAGATTGCTGAAAAGGTATGTAGGCTTCCTAAGAGATACTATGAACTTGCTAAATTGTCTAAGTAGATAAAAAAA